TAACGATGCAATTCGTCAAGCTGAGATTGATGGTGATACTGCTGGCGTTCGTTATGAAAAAGACGAAAACGGCATGTGGAAGCTACAGCCACTTGTAAATCTTGATTATTCAAAATCTGTTGCTCATCTTCCTTCAGTTGATAGAGAAGGTGTTTTGACTGCTTACAGAAAAGCGGCTTTAAACAGCTATACAGCCGCCGCAGAGAACGATATTAAAAGTGCGGCAAATATCTCCCTCATTGAAAACAAAAACAATCCTGATGGCGTTAGAGGGGCTATGAACGGATACATTGATGGCATGAGAGAAAGCATGCCCAATGAAGCGTTCTTACAATTAGCTCCTAAAGTTGAAGCTGCATTTATGGCTTCTGAAAACCAAGCCCTTGCACAACAGCAAAAGGAAGCTGATGAAGCGAGTATAAAGGCTTTAACAAAAAAGTTTAGCAACAATACAAGAGAACTAGGAAATTTATACGCAGTTGGCGATGTTGATGATGCCGGTCTTCCGGCTGAAGGTTTTCAAATGCGTATTGAAGAACTTAGTCAAGAAGATGAAGTTACTTTAGAAAGTCTTAGCACCCTTGGTCTTAACGATACTGAGCTTTTGGAGCTTCAAGAGGGCAGAAAAAACCATATTGCTCAAAGAGTAGGTTCTTCGTTTATTAGAAAAACTTGGATAGAGTCAGAAGGTGATTTAGAGAAAACCTTAACTCTTGTTGGTGATTTGGTCGACCAAGCTCAATTAGATGAATCAATTGATATTGAAACATTTAGAACAACACTAACAAATGAAGCTACAAGATTAGACCAGCTTGATAGAGCGAGGGAAGCTGAAGATTCAGAAAGAAGAAATAATATATTTCAGGATTTTCAGTACAAACTTTATGTTCAAGGAGAGAACCTGAGCAAATATCTTGAAGACCCAGATAGCGATATATACAAGCTAGAGGGAAGTCAGATAGGCTCTTTGCTCTCTGTTAGCCAAGCAAAAAGAGAAGAGTTTATTAATAACCAGTTTAACGAAAAAAATGCTTTAATAAAAAACTGGGAACAGTTTATGGGAACAAAGTTTGAAAAGGACATTGGAAAAAACTTTTCATACATTGTTGGGCTTTGGAGAAACGGCGACCTTGGCTTTGATAAACTTGCTGAAGCAAGGGAGTCTTATTCAGCTTATTTAGATAAGAAGTTTTTAGAACCTAACAGAACTGCAGTTGAAGTTAGCCTTGTTAGGGAACTTGGTGACGGAAGTAGCTTTACCAAAGACCCTACATATTTTAAATCATTAGGTCCTGAATTGCTTGCGAGAGGTGTTATTGGCGGTAAGAACGCAAAGTGGAAAGACCTTACTGCTTATGAAGAAGATATTTCAACATACAGCACAAAGTACAGCAAACATGTAAAGAAAATGTACAAAGGCAGAAATGCTTTATCCCTTGCTTTGTCAGGTGTTCCTATTAGCGAAGCTGAAGCCGAAGCGATACATGACGTAACACCAAACTATAAAGCTGTTTTGCCGCCAGATGAACAAGGCAACATTCAAGTTGTTGAAACTAATTTTGTCACAGATGATGAAGTCTTGTTTCAAGCATCTGTAGATGCGGCAGATAGATTTGCCAATGAAACGAATGGGCTTCTTTTACCAGAAGCAAAAAGAATATTTAAAGCTTCTGAGTTAAATCCAGAACTTGCCGATAAGTCTTTAAGAGTGCTTAACCAAGTCATAACTGGTATGGCTATGAAAAGCGGCAAATCTCAAGAAGTTGAGTTAAACCATTTCTTTGATGTAAATAACTTTACAGAAAGCGAAAGGTCGTTTTTTAACTTAGCTCACAAAATTGGTATAAATAATGCCGTTGCCGCAAGAGAGGGTTTAAAGGGCATAAGCCTAAACAAAGGTTTGGAAAAATTACTTCCAAACAGACCTGAAGGCAAAAGACTTGAAGACGCTGTTGACGAAGAATTCGATAAAACATTTGCATCTGCGATGAGAAGTCACGATTGGTGGGCTTTTTTCAATCCAAAGATAAGTGAAGAACGTCAACGTCAGTTAGAAGAATTTGCTAATAGTGCAAGTATAGACAAATCAAAATTGCAAGATGCGGTAATTAGAAATCCTGAAATTAGGGAAGCCCTTAAAGGAATGTGGCTTGAAAGATGGCATGGTTTAGCTGGTCAAGGTTCTGCTGAAAGCGCATTATTGGGTGCAATGCAAAGTCTTGGCAAAAGATTTGGTTGGGAAGAAGATAAAAGAACAAATCAAATATATTTAGTAGAAAGACCAATTATTCATTATGCACAGGCTACAGTTCCGGGTCGTAGATTAAATGACGGAACAATTATTCCTAACGTTCAGATTAATCAGGAAATGATAGTACAGGATGTTGCTAGAAAGTTTTTAGCTTCAGGACCTGAAGGTGCTTTTAGAAATCCAACGCTTGATGAAGCTGTAAGACTTGCTCTTGACCCAAACAACTCAGGTGCGTCAAACATAAGTTTTCATGCTAACATGGGATTTGGTGGTGAGCCTACATATACCGTTATAGTTACAGACCAATATGACCATGCAACTGTTATTGCTAAAGATTATACATATAATTTTGGCACTTCTGTTCAAAACGAATTTTATCAAAAAGCTATGGATTCAATACAGACTTCAAAAATCAAAGAGTTTTGGTCTGCATACGGATTATTTGACCAGTCTTTAATTCAGGGTGTTTTTGAAAACTACAATCATAATGGCAATGATATGAGCCTCAATCCAATTATTAAGGCTTTTAACGAGCTTAGACTTAGTACAAGTCCTGGGGCTAGTCCTGAGTTTCTCAAAAGCTTGGGAGAGCCTTTAAAGCCTGAAGAGGTAACAGACCTTATTCGTCTGTGGAACAATATAATTTCATGGGGCAAGCTATAAAATGGCCGAACAATGGATTGAAGAATATATGAAGTTACTTGCCAAGCACGAGGGAACTCGTGGTGGAAAGGCTATTGAAGGCGGTGGTTATACTAGAGGTTATGGATTAACAACTTTAGCTCAAAATTTTGTTGATGAAATATCTAAAACCAAAGGCGTAAATGCTGATGAGCTTTCAGATAAAGAATTGGCTAAAGAGTATGTTATTTGGAACGCAAAACAGATTGAAAAGAAATTTCCTAATTATAGTGAGTGGCCTAAGTCTGTAAAAATGTCGGCTGTAGACCTTGCTTATAATGGCGGTAATATATCTGCATTTAAGGGATTTAGCTCTGCTTTGTCTGCTGGGAACTACGAAGAAGCCGCAAAGCAAACGTTAGACATTGTTAGTGCAAGTGACCCACAAACAGGAGAAAGTGGTGTATTGCGTGGATTAGCTAACAGAAGAGTAGATTTTTACAATATGGTCGCCAATGAAGTTGGCTTTAGCCCTATCAAAGATTTTTCTATTACTCGTTCTGGTGCTGAAGGAAAAAAGACAAATATCAATTATGATAAAGGCGATACTGTAATAGAGTTTGATTTTAGGGGTGCTTTGCATAGTGCCTCTGGTGATTACGATAGCGTAAAAAAAAAGAAATTTAGCCAACCTACAGCAGAAGATATAAGGCGTGAAACATCGCCTTTTATGGAAGAAAACAGAAGATATAACCAGAGACTTACTGGTGATGTTGTTCTTCCAGATGATTTTGATACACAAACCGCTACAGAAGAAGTTGCACAGCCTCCTGTAGAAGAAGTAACTGCCCCAGAATCAGTTCCTGAAGAAGATGTTATTTCAGAGCCTGAACCTACAGCTAATGCACCTGCATTCCCTATGCCGGAAGAAGGTTCTTTTGAAGCTATATTTAGCGTAGATAGATATGGTGCTACAGCAGAGGAAAGCTTTGCTGTTCCGGATGATTTTGTACCAACAGAAGAAGCACAGCAAATATCTAATGCTGAAAGAGCTTTTCAAATAGATGCTGGTTTGGTTATTGACCAAGTTCCCAAGCCAAATCCAAATATCAAAGTAGATAGAACAAAACCAGAAGAGGGTGTGATTGAATCGCAACCTCAATTTAATTTTATAGGCAAAGAACGTTACGGTACTCCTGTTGGAAGCACATTAGAGAGTGATTCTGAGTATGACTACGATATGTTCACTCCTACAAACACTCAAGCTTTAAAGGCCGCTTTTAGGCAGTACAACATTATTCCTGCATTATCTCGTCTTGGTGCGGCCTACATGACAGGCAGAAGAAGAGATGTTCCGGGATATAGTGTTTATAATGACCACAGATTAAAAAGCTTGGTTGGTGAAGATGGTCTTTATTTCTTTAGACACTCTGGCAGTCACACAGAAGCTATGGATAGGTATAATAACCTAAACAGCGATTATCAGGATATGAAAACTATTGAGCGTAGCCAATCGGGAGCTGCATTTTCTGTTGTTGCTGGCGTTACAGACCCCACTATTGCCGCACCTATTTTCCCTAAATTTCTAAGTGGTGCTGCTAGATTAAGAAGATTTGGTCGTGGATTTGTAAGTGGGTATGTTCCTACTGCTGGTGTTCAAGCCATAATAGAAGCAAACAACGAAAGTAGAGACGCTCATCTTGCCGCTTATTCAGCATTTGCGGCTGGTATATTAGGCGGTGCTATTGGAATGTATGTTGGCAAAAGCATGAGTCCAGCGGCTTTAGCTGAGATGAAATTGAATCAAGATAATTTGCGTGTAAATTTCTTGGGGGGTACATCTCAATATACAGCAGAAGAAATCACAGAACTTAAAAAAGTTGCGTCTGCTGGTGCGTCTATTAGCCCAGAGCTTGCAAGAACTAACGCTTACAGACAATTAGAAATGGAAGCTTTAGAACAAACTGGAATAGGCATAGAAAAGCTAGGTTGGAATCCTGTTCAGAGAATGTTCCAGAGCAAGAACGCCATTGTTCGTCAACTAGCACCTGAAATGGTAGATGTTGGTGGTTTGATGCAAAAGAAAGTGCGTCAACAAGGCGAAGCTATGGCTCAGTCTGTAGAAACCACTTTTAGAACAACCTATTATCCAGATTTGCTTGAAGCTATTACTAAGTCTGATTTGGCTTATATGGCATACAGAAACGTTCAAGCTGCATCAGGTCCTGCAAAAAGAGCATTGCAGATGACTAAGATGAGATTTACTGACAAAATAGATGATTTGCTAAAAAGACATGATGGCTCTTTAAGTGAAGTACAGTTTAGAAATCGTGTTGGTATGGCTATGCGTAGAGGTGATGCCGACTCTATTGAAGATGCGGCTACTCCTTTTGTTAATCAAGCGGCTCAAGAATACAGAAAAGTATTCAACAAAATTAAAGATGAAGCCAATTCTGTTAGGTTGTTTGAAAGAGAACTAGCTGATGACATTGCTAGAGCCAGAGCTGCTAATAATCAGGCTTTGGTTAGTACATTAACTGAGAAGCTACAGAGACTTAGAGATGAGGGTGTTACTGTAAACACAGCACTTTCTTATGTTCCTCGTATTTATAGAATAGACAAGATTGAACAAAATATACCGAGGTTTTTGGGTATTGTTAAAAACTGGGCAATGACAAGCCAACGTATGAGTGCGACACAAGCAGACCAATTTGCCGCACAAATACTTGATACAGTAACAAGAAGAAGACCATTTATTGATTACGAACACGCAACAGATGCTCTTGACTGGATTAAGAACCCATCTGGTGTTCAAGCAAGAAGTCTTGAAATACCCGATGATTTAATCGAAGAGTTTCTTGAAAATGACATTGAGTCTCTTCTTAGAAGCCATACACGAACTATGGGTATGGATATTGAGCTTACAAAGAAGTTTGGTAGCTCATCTATGGATGACCTTATTAAACAAGTCGAAGATGAGTACCAGAGATTAATTGGTGAGACAGCAGATTACCAGTTGCGTTCTGAGTTAGCTCAAGGGCTAAAGAATGACCTTAGAGACATCAGAGGTTTAAGAGACAGGCTTAGAGGAACTTATGGTGCATCTAAAGACCCTCATGCCCTTTCTAGCCGTTTTGTTAGAGTAATGAAGTCATTTAACGTGCTTACAGGAATGGGCAGTGCAATGATTTCCTCTATACCAGATATAGCAACAATAGCTATGGTTGAAGGTTTTACTAATGCTTATGGTAAAGGTTTTGCCGCAGTATTTGATGAGCAAGCTCGTATTATTAGAACTATGTCCAAGAAAGAGCTAGAGAAGGCGGCTGTTGCTGTTGATGCTACTCTTGGCTTAAGAGCGCATGCTATGTCTGACATAGGCGATTTGTTTGGTAATCGGTATGCTATTGAACGTAGTTTGAATGATGCAACTGGCATGTTTTTTCTAATGAATGGATTAAACATTTGGAATCAAGCACTTAAAGAAATAGCTGGTAATGT